GTGGAAGCACGGCGGTAATTGGTTCGCCGAGAATTTTGAAAGCGAGGGCTTCGTGGCGCTGCCGGCGGGCACGCCGCCGCGGAAACACGACCTCTTCTTCCTGCAGATCAACGCCCCGAAGCCCAATCACGCGGCGATCTACCTGGGCGACGACATCATCCTCCACCACTGCAACGAACGTCTATCCCGCCGGGATATTTTCGGCGGCATGTGGGCTAAACACGCCGTCATACATACACGACACAAGGATACGTCATGCTGACCGCCATCATACTTGAGGGACCTCTGGGCAAAGCGTTTGGGCGCAAGTGGAACCTTGCCGTGAATTCCCCAGGGGAAGCCTTGCGCATGATCGATGCCAACAAGCCTGGCGTGTTCAAATGGATTCGCAACAACTTGAGCAAGTACAGCCGCTACCGGGTTTTGGTGACCTACGTCAATGGCCGCAAGGACGAACTCGACAACGAAACCTTTGCGCTTGAGGGCAAGGCGAAGACGATTCGCTTCGTACCGCTGGTGGAGGGGGCTTCCGCGGCGGTACGGTTCGTGATCGGGGCGATCTTGGTCGTCTATGGGACGTTCGGTCAGGCATATGGAGGAGGGCCGTGGGCGGTGCAACTTGGTATCGGGATGATGGTCGGCTCCGTCATCGAAATGCTCACCCCAAAACCCAAGATGCCCGACACCTCCGAGCGCAAGGACAAGACCTCCTACTATTTCGATGGCCCGGTGAACACGACCGCGCAAGGGGTGCCGGTGCCGCTCATTTACGGGCATAATGTGCGGGTCGGTTCACATGCCATTTCCGCACAAGTGACAGTGGACCAGTTGATGTAATCCGCGACAAACTTTGATCTTCCGCAGGTGGTGCGGAGTTCCGGGACCCGGTCCCGGGAGATGGCAAACCTTGAGAGAGCGTATGACCCAAGTCAAGAAGACCCTGATCACAGGGCACGGGGGTGGGGGTAAGGGTGGTGGAGGTGGTCGGGTTGCGTTGGAGGACCCGGACAGCCTGCAGTCCCGTGCGATGGTGTCGGTCCTCGACCTGCTCGGCGAGGGGCCGATCGGCGGCCTCGTGCAGGGCGGCCAGTCGATCTTCTTCAACGACACGCCGCTGCAGAACCCGGACGGGTCCTACAACTTCAACGGCGTCTCCTTCGAGCCGAGACTCGGGACGCAGAACCAGACCCCGATTGAGGGTTTCGCCGAAGTCGAGTCCCCGGTCGCGGTTTCGGTCAAGGTCACGACGGCCGCACCTTACACGGTTGCGATTACCGATCCCAACGTCGACCAGGTGCGAGTCATTGTCACGGTGCCCGCGCTGATCTCCCAAGACGTCAGCAACGGGGACACGCACGGCACGTCGGTGCAGTACAAGTTTTCGGTCTCCGCCAACGGTGGCGTTTATAACGACATCCCTGCCCAAGAAACCTGGACGGCCGGCGGCGTGGAAGGGACCAGCAGCGGCTCGCCGATGGCCGATGCTTCCGGGGTCGCGGGCGCCCTCGGTGTTCGCGCCACAGTGGCGGTCACCGGGTCGGTCGTGGGCACGCTCACCTACCAGCCGGAGAAGTGGACGGGCAGCGCCTGGGTCGCGCAGGGCAACCCGATTGCGCAAACAGTGTCGGCGTGGCTCGATGACCAGGGAGCGGAAACACTCACGCTGCCGACCTCGACCTCGGTGGCGGTGGATGATGCCACCAAGCTTCGTTTCGTCGTGCAGAGTGCGACCGTGGGACTGAGCATCGACCTGAGCAATGTCGAGTACCAGAACCTGATCACCACCTGTACGATCACTGGCAAGACCCGCTCGAAGTACCAGCGCAGCTACCTGATAAACTTGCCGGCTGGGACGAGCTGGAACGTGCGGCTGACCCGCCTGACGGCGGACTCCGGGTCGAGCGCCCTCGCCAACGAACTGTGGTTCGACACCTACGTCAAGGTCATCAACAGCAAGCTGACCTATCCGAACTCGGCGCTGGTCGGGGTGCGCATCGACGCCGCCCAATTCAATCAGATTCCGATTCGGTCTTATGAGGTAGATGGCCTCTACATTCAGGTGCCGAGCAACTACAACGCGGCCACCCGCGTTTACACAGGGGTTTGGAACGGCATCTTCCAACCCGCCGTGTCGGACAATCCCGCCTGGATTCTGTACGACCTGCTGACCGACACCCGCTATGGCTTGGGCCAGTTCCTGAGCCCTTCGCAGATCGATGCGGCCAAGCTCTACACGATCGGCAAGTATTGCGACGAGTTGGTGCCGGATGGTAACGGTGGCACCGAACCGCGCTTCACGGTCAATACGGTGATCCAGCAGCAGGCCGAAGCCTACCGCCTGATCACCGACCTCTGCTCCGTCTTCCGCGGCATGGCGATGTGGACCGGAGGGATGGTCGCGTTCTCCCAAGACTCACCGACCGACGAGAGCATGATCTTTTCGCCGGCCAACGTGATCGGCGGCGAGTTCAACTACACCGGGTCGGCCCGCAAGGACCGCCACTCGGTCGTCCTCGTTTCGTGGAACGACCGTGAGGAGAACTTCAAGCGGAAGATCGAGTACGTCGAGGATGCCGAACTGGTCGCCAAATTCGGCGTGCGAAAACTTGAGTTCCCGGCGTTTGGGTGCACGTCACGGGGGCAGGCGCACCGCGCCGGCTTGTGGGCGATCTACACCGAGAAGTACGAGACCAATCTGATCACCTTCAAGGTGGGTCTCGACGCCGCTCTGGCCCTGCCCGGCGAAGTGGTCAAGATCAACGACCCGACCCGTGCCGGCCGGCGCATGGGAGGCAGGCTGGTCGCTGTCACAGCCACTAGCGCCACGCTCGACGCGCCGCTGACGCTGACGGTGAGTGGCGCTACGATTACCATGCGACTGCCCGATGGCACGCTGGTTGATCGTACAATTTACGAAGGCGCGGGGGCCTACACCACAGTGACGTGGGTCTCGGCCCTGACCACACTGCCCGATCTCTACACCATGTGGATCGTCGGTGAGCCCAACCTGCAGCCGCTGCTCGCCCGCGTGGTGGGGGTCGGCATGGGCGAGCAGCCGACTGAGTTCGTGATCTCGGCGCTGGAGCACAACCCGGCCAAGTATGACGCGATCGAGGACGGGATCACCCTGACCCGCACCGAGACCTCGGTGCTCCGGCTGCGCCCAGACCCCGTGGAAAACCTGACCGCCGTGCAGGAGGTGTATCAGGTCAACCCTCGCACCTACGCCAACCGCGTGCATGTTTCCTGCTCCCCGGTCGGTAACGCGCAGCGCTACCGCATGACCTACACCTTAGGCAGCAGTGGGACTATCGAGCGCGAGTCGACCACGCCGATGTTCGAGATCGAGAACGCACAGGTTGGCACCTACGAGATCAAAGTCTTCGCGGTCAATGACATTGGGATGTCCTCGGCGGCGACCACGACCTGCACTGTGGCCGTCACCAACGTCGCGCCTGACGTGCAGAACGTGCGCCTGGCGAGTGCCTTCACGACGGTCGACGCGACCTTCCTGTGGGATGACCTGCCGGGCGCGCTTGACTACACCCTGGAAGTTTGGACGGGTGGTAGCAAACGCCGGGACGTGGTGGCAGTCACGGCGAGGTACAGCTACAAGCTGGCGGACAACCTTGCCGATGGCGGCCCGTGGCGGGCTGTGACCTTGAAGGTCAAAGGTCGTCGCCCTGACGGGGTGAGCGTCAACTGGGCTGAGATCACTGGCACCAACACGCAGATCGCGGCGCCGGCCTCGATTCTGGCTGAGGCTGGCCCCGGCCAGGCGAGCATCACGGTCAGCCGACCAACCGATCCGGACTACGCCGGCACGCGGATCTGGATGGATACCGTCGCCGCCGTGGTGATGGACGCCGGTCATCAGGTTTATGACGGCAAGGACGTGGGCTTCACCAAGGTCGGGTTGCAGAATGGCATCACCTACTACTTCAAGGCGTCACACTACGACCAGTTCGGCACGGATGGGCTGAACCCGACAAGCACTGCGGCGGCGGTTAACCCGCTGGTGCTGGGGGGCATCCTGAAGGTCACGTCCCTGCCCGCCAACCCGGCCGCGGTCGGGGGTGAGACGGCCGTTTTCATGGACACCACCGAAGGCTCCGGAACACGGGGCCTGTGGGGGTGGAACGGATCAGAGTGGAGGTACACCCGCGATGGGGACTACCTAGTCGCGAACTCGGTGGTTGCCAGCAAGATCAACGCGACCAACCTGGCCGCAATCAGCGCCAATATGGGCTCGATCACCGCTGGCGACTTCACCCTGAGTTCGACCGGCTTCATTCGGGGTGGCGCAACGAGCTACAGCACGGGTACTGGTTTTTGGCAGGGCTACGATGTTAACGCTTACAAATGGCGAATCGGAGCACCGGGTTCTTCTCGTGCTGAGTGGAATGGCTCGGCCTTCAATATCTATGATGGCGCCGGCAACCTGACAATTTCGTCGGGGGTTGTGGACTGGGAAAAAGTCGGGGGAAGTAACCGCCCGGCTAACAACGCGACGGTCGGCGCCAATTCGTCCAACCTGACGGTAGGTCTGGGGGTCAACTTACTGCCCAATTCTCAATTCGCCAACTTAACAGGCTACTCCTGTTACGGCTCGCCCGATTCGATCAACTACGTCTTCGGCTACAACCTGTCTCCCGAATACACCCTGGCCGGAGAGGGCACGGTATTTCTACAGCAAACAGATGCCGATGGTGGTCGCTACGGTTTTTGTCAGGCCACGTCGTCCTTTCCCGTGGTGCCGTATAAAAAATACGAGGCGAGCGCCCATCTGATCGCGCATAGCTGCTATGGCATGGTGGAAATCCTCTGGTATGACGCCAACAATAATTACCTGGACGAGAACGACGGCAGCACGGTTGTTTCGACCTGGTTAGAGGGTAATATCCTCGCCAATTACGGACGCAGCACACTACTCGCTATTGCCCCGGCGAACGCCGCGTTCGCGGTATGGCGGGTAACAAAAAGTCCGACCACGCAGGGGTATGGCTTCACCGGTTCCCACCTGTTCATCAGTCGCGGCTTCTTCGGCGAAGCCTTGAGCGGGCAAACCGAAGCCTCGCTGTGGGTCGGCGGCGCGATTAACAACACCGCTACCCTGGTGGACGGGGCGAACCTCGGCGGCACCTCGACATGGGCAGGCGTTAGCGGCACGGGAAGGCCGGCGGACAATGCGAACTACACCACCAATACGAATCAGCTTACAGATGGAGCGGGTTTAGGCACGACCGCCACCTGGTCGGGTGTGAGCGGAACGGCCAGGCCAGCTGATTACGCGACGGACGCGCTGACTGGTGGAGCGCCTGGCAACCTGATTCCGGATGACGGCTTTTATGTTCCCGGTTGGTGGCGTGGCGACAGGACACTGACGACATGGCCGACCGGCTGGGTTCCAGATAACGGTGCCGGCTCTCAGGCACGGCGTTTCATCCGAATCACCAATACCTCGGGCAATTTTGACGCCCTCTCATCGACCTTTGCTACTAGGGCAGGCCAGAACTATCGAATTCGCCTGAAGATGTTCCTGTCTTCTGATTTCGCGGGTTTTATTGCGCCGCTGATTCATCTGCCTGGTGTGCTGTGGGCCTGCCCCGGCAACACTGTCGCGGACCCTTCTGCGATATTT